TGCGACCTGCTGGTCCCAAACCAGCCGCGCTACCAAACTGCGCTACACCCCGATATTTCAACTCCCCCGACTGGACTCGAACCAGTGACATGCGAGTTAACAGCTCGCCGCTCTACCAACTGAGCTACGGTGCCGTCATCTCATTTCAAACGTCTTATGCCTTCGGTCGTGGTGTAGAAGATTTCATCAAAAACGACATCACACCAAGGCATGCACAGTTTGCAAGGTTTGCTCATCCTCATCTCGCCGAAACGATTGAACCGAAAGTTGAGAAGGGTAAGTCCATCCTTCGGTCCTCGGTAGCGTATGAGTGCGTCAAGCTCGGAATGTACTTCATCATATCGATAACCATATTTCTTGGCAAGCGGGTGAGTCTTGAACTGGTTGACCCCCACCGATTCGACCACCCCATTTCTGACCACCAAAGACACGTGCTTCTTGCGACGTTCGATCTCAAGAGCAACCTCCATCGCTGCTTCTGTGTACTTTTCAATCTTCATCAGAGACAACTTCAACAGGGGCGGCAGGAATCGAACCTGCGACCTACGGTTTAGAAGACCGTTGCTACTATCCGCTGAGCTACGCCCCCCTTAATAATATCAGACGTCGGGACCGATCACACCAGCAACACCGACGGGCTTCTGCTTGGGTGGAGTGACCAAACCGTTCCCGAAGGCAGTGTTGTACTGGTTCTTCATTTCTTCATTCGGCACAAGGACCGACATCACAAATTCCTCGCTGATCGAGATCCCAGACTCCCAGTCTTCCGCGTACGGGGTGTATGGCATGGCACCGAATCCGTTCGGAGTGACGACGATCACACAAGGCGACTTCATCACGTGGGTACCAGTCTCTTCATGATACTCGTGCCTACACACGATGTCTTCTTGGGTGGTCAGCTTCAAAATCATAATATCATTCATGACGATTTCTTTCCTTTGGGGGTTTTGGGACTATTCTTCTTGCCGAAGATCTTTTCGTAATTCTCGCGGTATTTCTTCATGTCCATCTTACGGGGTGAATCACCTTTCCCTGCTGGGTGCACTCTGTGTGAGGACATCTTTCACCTTCTTCCAATACTTCTCGGTCGACTTCTTATTGTATCCGAGAGGCCCTCCGTTGTGAATCCTTGCACGATCTTGGTCGGTCACTGGCCTACCAAGGCGTCGTTCAGTCGCGTACCGCTTCCAGTATGCTAGGACCACCTTTTCGGAGTACTCCTTATCTATGCAGTCCTCGTAACATCCACCGATGGAAGGATCGAAATCGACCGCATCCCTCCAGTAGACCTTCCAAATCTGGTATGGACCGATCGCGTTCCCGTTGTCACCAACTGCATCTTCCTGGCAATTCGACTCCACCCTACACAAGGCATCCAAAAGATTGCGGTGATCGGCACCGAAGCAAGCAGAAGAGAAGACACCCAAAGCGAGAATCACAGATCGCATGTCAAGAATCCTTGTTGCTGTAGAAGACCATGATCAGATTGCACACGCAGACGGTCAGAATTGCAATAGAGACAATCATCGCTGCTTGTCACCCTTGAAAGCGAGAAAGTAGAAAAACCAACCAGAGATACCGACGATGGTGCACACGGCGTAGAAAACGGTTTGATCAGTCATTTCAGATAGCCTTTCGCTTGTTGCGAGCCTTGGATGCAGAGTCTTCGATCTTGTTGCAGATGTGGTATCCCACAAACATCACGAGAGAAAGGAAACCAACGACGATAATGGGTCCTAGATCGTGGGTGACTTCAGTCACCACCATCTCTTGAACCGCGTCCTTCACGATCGATTCGATCATTCCTGTTCCTTTTCCATTCTCGGCGATCCTTCTTTGGATTCGCCTTCCCAGACCAAGTGTTGGCCCTGTTGTTGGGTCGAGCCTTCCACCCTTTCCAATCTCCCCCCGTGTTCCCCATGTCATCCCTCCTTAGCGATCGCATCGACGAAAGCATCCATGATCCGAGTGACCACCTTCCTCTTCTTGGCATCTCGGATCATTGCGTTTGCCACCACAGCGGGCTTGGCACCAGCATTCACATCATCCAGACCCTTGACCTTCTTGTTATCTTGGATCATCATGATGAATTGCGAGTACCCACCAAAGCGACCGAGAGCGACTGCCAGATCAGACTTGAGAGTCTCAAGCATCTTCTGCTTCTTGGACTTGTCCTGGACATCCTCATTGATCCTATAGTCTGCTTCTCGCTTGTCGGTGAGGAAGATGCCAACTGCTTCGATGCCAGTCTCCTCCTTGAGCCATTCGAGCATGTACTTGGTCCAGTTGTGATGCCACCCGACGTGACTGCCATCGGTCGGACCGACCAAGGTACCCTTGGTGGTACGGATCACGTTGCAGTTGCCGCTAGCATTTGAATATTCAAACTCCTCGCCGTTGTAGATCATGTTGCTGCGGAGGGGACCGCCACAACCAGCACCATCGGTCAAGAAGACGGAGTTGACGATCTGCACACCATGCCGCTTCTTGAATTCCATCAGGATCTGGCGAGTCGTGACGATGGCATCTTCGAGAGGAGTACCACCGAGGAAGAAACCAGGCGCAGTGACGTCGTAGGACTTAGCCTTGCCGTAATCCAGTCCGCGAGAGTGACTGAACATGTAGGTCATGAGCTCGACCCATTCTGACTTCTTGACTTCAGAAGACATGATGTTCACCATAGTCGCGTCGGTGCCGACCATGACATCGCCGACCTTGGGGTTCTTGACCGCGACGTCGGCCACCGTGGCACCACCTTGCCCGCCCCAATGGCTGGTGAATGCGTAGACGTCGTACGGGATACCAACCTGCTTGCAGAACATGACGAGGACCATGAGTTGCTTCACCGTGTCGTGGATCACGGGACCCATCGATCCAGACCAATCGACGATCATCACCAAACCATGGCTCTTGCCTTCGGCGATCTCGGTGGTCTTCAGGAAGATGTCGTCAGACCACTTGTAGTTGATCATCTTCACCGTGTCGAGGATACCAGAGTCAGAAGTCATGGCTCGCTTGTGCTCATCGGCGGCCTTCTTCATTTCAAACCGCTTGACCATGTTGCCGACGATCTTGGATGCTTCCTTCTGGAAAGCGGAGAAGTCTGCGTACAAAGCATTCTTACCGTTGCCGAAGGTGTCTGCCTTTCGGAAGACTTCGAGCAGCTCACTGGTGGTGACCACCACCTTGTCCAGATTGACTTCGGGGATGGTGATGTACTGAACGGGTCGATCCTCGCGAACCGAGTTCGCCATCTCCTGCATGCTCTTGTCGAATGCCTGCTGCGTCTCGGATCGTTCGAGAGAGCAGCAACCACCAGTCGAGTTGATCGATGCACCGTCGCATGCACCAGAGACACCTTCCTGATCGTTGGCATCACCATCACCATCGGCTGCCATGTTGGTGTCGCTTTCACCTTCGCCAGATTCAGCACCATCACCGTTGGTCTGACCTTGCTGCTCTTCGTCCTGCTGCTCAGGACCGTCGCCAGGCTCGGTAGTCTGTACCTCCTGCTGCTGCTTCTGCTTCTGCTTCTGAGACGCGTAGTCGAGAAGATCCCACACGGTGTTCATGACATCCTCGAACGTCTCGCACTCGGCGATCTGATCGACGAACGTCTGCTCATCGGTGTCGAACGGCACATTCATCATGGTGCCGACCTTGAAGTGCAGGTTGATTCGGTCGATGAACCGCATCTCAGAGATGTCTCGGTCAGCGACACCGAAGAAATCTCGCTCGATCAGATCGGAGTATGCCTTTCGGAAGTCACGACGCAACCCTGGAAACTTGTCCTGCATCAGTCGCTCGATGCGAGCATCTTCGACCACGTTCAGGTAGTCCATGACGACTTCCTGTCCGAATTCTTCATCGGGATCGATGGTCTTGATTGCACCGAGGACATCCGTCTCGGTGAACAACGCGTGACCAACCTCGTGACCGACCAACATGTCGTAGAGATGGTTGTCCATGTCCTTCCACATAGGAAGAGTCAGAACACGCGACTCGGTGTTGAACATCGCCGTATGGACGGGCTGGTGTTCGACTCGGATGTCCTCGGTGGCAAGCAGCTTCGCGAGGAGGGTCTTGGACTCGATGTTGACATTCTTGCTCATACACCCATTTTACCACAACGGCTGTTCCGTGTCAACCCATCGATTCATAAGAAAACCCCCCTCCTGATATTAGGAAGGGGGGTCCAAAAGGTCTAACAAAATCTTAACACGGAGTTAGGGTTCCGTTAGGGTCCCAAGAAGGTCATTCGTAATTCCAAGGACCGTAGTATCCACCAGCCCATGGGTCCCAGTGCCAGGTCCAGCCTCCGTTGCCGTCTGGGATTGGGATCCACCATCCTTTACCGCCACCAGTTGCTGGATCCCATGGGTTGTCCCATACATGTCTCACGGGCGACCCAGGTGAATGCGATGGTGGCATTGCTGGCTGTGGTTCTGGTGGAGGAAGTTGACCCCCACCACGGGCGGCCTCTCTCATGCTTCGATAGGCCTCATAGATGCTTTGCGGATTGTTTCTCATAGGGATAATCCTCCTTTCATCTATGTATTTTGAACGAAGTTTTCAGAAGCTCAGTTGGTCAAATCGACTACTTCACACGATCCAGCAGAGCATGCCATGCTCTGTGAACCAGCGGTTGTGTCTCCTCTTTCGAAGGATGCAAGATCCGCCCAATCAACATCGGTCGGCATTTTGGCGAGCAGTTCTTCATACTCTTCCTTCGAACAATCCTGATAAGGTGCCTGCTTGTAGGAGTGATCACTGAAAGGAAGGAACGAAACGCCACACACCTCGTCGAAGTGATCATACACCCAAGAACCGACCCCCAACCACTCATGCTCTTTCACCGAGATGGTGACTGACGGTTTGTGTTCACACCAGTAATTCTGGTACGTCAACCAAAGCTCCAACTGTTCGATTGCGCTCATGTCCTTTCGGAAGACTGCATTTTCTGGCGACTTCACTGGGAATGAGAACACCATGGTGGTGTCTGCCTTCATGACACACGGCTCGTGGGGGAACCCACTTTCAATCATGAAGTCACATAGAGGATCCTTGATCGATGCACGAACAGTTCTGATGTAGTACGGATTGTGTCGTGCATGGATTCCAGACGCAGAGTCTACCAACTGTGACACGGTACCAGAAGGCTTGACACAGGTGATTGCGGTAGACTGACTGATCCCCAGTCTATTGCTCCATTCCTTGTTAGTGGAGACTGCTACCTCCCTCAACTTGGTCAGAAGTTGAGGAAGAACACCCTGAGCGGCCTTACCGTTCAGAACATTGTTGTCCATGATGCCAGTGATTGAAACACCGAGGAGTCTCTCCTCTTCGCAGTTTTTCTTCCATTCGGCAGAAAGATACCTGAAATCTGTAAGAGTAGACTGCCACGTTCCGATGATAGTGGCGATTCGGACCTTCCTCTCCATGTCTTCTGTACTATCTCCCTCTCTAGCCACGACCTCTGAGAGGTTACAAAACTCACGATCTCGAAGGATGATCTCGGAACATGGGTTAGTACCGAAATCATGGCCTGGATCTCTTCGACCGTTCGCTTCTACGGTTCTTTTGGCGGAATCTCTGTTGAAGATCCCTCTCTCACCGCTCTTCGACTCATAAAGAGACAACCACTCTTGCATGAAGGTGCCCATTTCTGGCTTTTCCTTGTAGCAGACAGAGTTGTTGCTCAGAGCACGGTGAGGATCGATCACCCACCACTGTCCATGCTTGGCACCACGCATTCTCTCATCAGTGAGAGATGAAAGTGAGATGAGAGCAGCACGACGAACACCACCGACTACCACGATTTCAGCGATCTTGCACACCTGATCGTGGCATTCAAGACTAGTCATCTTGCGACCAGCAGCCTTCTTGAAATTCTCGACTGTAAATCGGAACAGTTCGTCTAGAGACTCAGGACCAGAAGATCGACCACCAAAGGTCTTGAGTCTTGAACCTGCTGGTCTTACCTTGGAAAGATCCCACTTAGGCACCTGTCCAGTGATCAGGAGCGAAATCAATTCACGGAGCGCCTTGCACCAACCGATTCTGCTGTCCTGAACGACGATAGTGGTATCAGACTCGGTGAATTCCTCTGCGATGGTCGGAAGCTTGGCGACGTATTCTCTTTCGACACTGAAACCGACACCAGTGCCACACATGAGAATGTAAAGAATCTCATCAAAAGCACGTACTCTGTTGATGGCGAGATAGGAGCAATTATATCCAGCTACCATGTCCTTCTTTAGTGCTTCGCCAGCAGTCATGAGACATCTCATACTAGGCATGACCTCAAGATTCAGGATCGAGTCCTTGACCTCGTTGTAGATCTGTGGACCCATCTTGTATCCCAAGGTCATCTGCAGATGGTCCTTGAAGAAGTCCATGTATCTCGTGACAGTTTCATCCCACGTTTCTCTCCTTCCCTCTTCTTCCAGCCATCTGGAGTATCGGGAAAGGTGAATGAAAGACTGATATGAAGTGGGAAGTTCTTTGCTCATTTTTGCTCCTTTAAATTAATAGACGCAGATGTATCTATACTCAGTTAGTTTCGCCCACAAGATATTTGACCGACCAAGGGAAATGGTCTTTGACTACACCCATGATCGCATCTGCGTACTGCCTGATCTCCCACTGTGCATGTTCTTCTGACCTCTGGTTGTAAAATCTCATGAAAGCAGCAAGACTCCCAGTCCAGAACCATTCGGTGAACATGCCCTGTGGCAAGACAAATCTTGCTTGTTCTGGTGCAACACCGCTGTCCAAGAGATTGTTGTATGCATACATCGCTGCTCGGATGGCTTGATCATAGAGATTCTGCGTGTTGGGTGCGATTTCCAGGAAGTCTTCGCTGCCTTGCTTGGCACCATTTGTGGGTTTGCCTCTCCACTTCGGGTAGTAGAATTCAGGCTCGAAAGAAACATATCTCCTGCTGATTTCGTTTTCAACGAATCCTTGCTTGTGCTTGAAGAATTGCGTTCGAACAGAAATCGGTGCTTTGATCCTGAAGGTCAACTGTGGGTGGGCGAAGGGAGTCCAATGCCCGTGTTCAGCGAGATACTTCAAGAGCTTCTGATCTTTCTCGCTGAGTCTGACCAACTCTGACAGAGGAACAGAAGACCCGCTAGCGGCGAGTCTATGTGCTGCTTCCTTGTCGACTTCCCAATCTGTCTCCTTGGCGAATGATACTCTCGCCGCGTTGCAGACCGTCAGATCACTCCCCATGAAGTCGATGAGTTGTACGAACCCTCCTTGAACACCCTTGACAGGTACCTCAAGCCATGAACTCATGAAGACACCGCCTGTCGAGTGGGGACCTTGCTAACGGTTTCGACCAGACATCGGACAGCTCGGTATGGATCGATGTTAGATGCTGGACGTCGATCTTCCAGATATCCCTTCTTGGTCTTGGCAGTTGAGGGTGGGATTCGGATGGAAGCACCACGATCAGAATTTCCGCTGGAGAAAGTATCGATCGATGCAGTCTCGTGGTTGCCAGTCAACCGAAGATCGTTATCGATTCCATAGTTGTCGATATGCTGATCGTGGTTCTCTTCAAGAGCCTTGATGACGTCGTTGATATACTCTTCTCCGCCTTCTTCTCGAAGGAATTCGGTAGAGAAGTTGATGTGTGCACCAGAACCGTTCCAATCTCCCTGAATAGGCTTGGGGGTCAGCGAAACAGCGAGTCCTTCTCTCTCCGCGAGGACTTCAAGCAGGTAACGTGCTACCCACAGATCATCACAAACATCCAGGGCGTTAGCAGTACCGACTTGATATTCCCACTGCCCAAGCATCACTTCTGCGTTGGTTCCGCAAATAGGAATTCCTGCTTCAAGGCAAGATATCGCGTGAGCCTCAACTAAATCCCTTCCAATGACGACATCGCCACCAACTCCGCAATAATATCGACCCTGAGGGTTCGGGAAACCGCTAGGAGGCCAACCATAAGGACGTCTGATCTTGGGATCAACCAGAAGATACTCCTGCTCAATACCAAACCACATGTCCTCCCCTCCATGCTGAGAAATGGCATCTCTCAGCTTGGCACGAGTGTTGGACGGATGGATACCATAATTTCGGTCCATCACCTCACAAAGGACAATGAACGAATTGACCCCATACGTCTGCTCGATGGTGTTTTTGTAAACTTTCACTGGGACGAGCACACAGTCACTGTTTCCACCTTCTGCCTGTTCCGTGCTTGATCCGTCGAAAGACCACTCTGGAATATCTTCCATCCTAAGATTGTCATTCTCAGTCTGAATGGTCACATACTTGGTCTTGCTTCTGATGTTGGGTGTTTCATACCCGTCCAACCAAAGATACTCAAACTTGCAATTAAAACTGTTCATATCAAACACTCCATTCCTTAAGTCTCAGCGACGCCTCAAGTCCGCTGAATGTGTTTCTATCAATCATTTTCTGAATGTCACGGACACTCATGTCATACGCCATATCGTTGACGTCTTTCTTGTCTATCGTCTTAGGCCAAATACAAACTTTGTGACCTGCGTCGATGAGATTTTGGTTATACTTGATGATTTGCTTGTTTCTAGGTTCATTATCAAGCACGAAAACCATATCAGAATTAGCAAATCTGGAAGGGATGTTGCTAGCAGAACCAGCACCGACCATGGCGACTGCATTCGCCAAAAACAGACTGTCGATCGGTCCTTCAACAACGTACACTCTCTTTTTTGGGTTTGCCCTCCACATCCCGTACCATAGACGTTCGATGCTCTTGTCTGCCTTGACGGTGATGTACTTCACGGTCTTGCGTGCTTCGTTTTCTGCCTTCATGCTGAGAGCACGACCTTGAACCGCTACCACCCCTCCTTCCTTGTTATAAAAAGGAATCACGATTCTTGGGTCATACTTTAGGAGCTTCTGCTCTGGGTCGAGGTTTGCAGCGAGATCACCGAAATTCTCGGTGAAGAACAGCTTGTCCCAGTGTTGCTTGGGGATGATGCGAAGATCAGCAAACTGAACTGCAGGATGATCCTTAGGAAGATCTTTCAGACATTTGCACCCTTTGAGCATCTTGTCTTTGAACTTGGGCTTGCTGTTCTTCAGTCCAAACATCTCATCTCCCCTTTTCTGATTCTTCTTCTCGCTGTAAGCGGGACTCTGGAGCCATGACTGAATGCAATATTCCTTATGAAGGCTAACATTGGTGTCCTTCAGGAATGTGTACAGGTTCGCCCAATAATCGCAATTGTGGCACTTGTAGAAAAACTTGCCATGCTTACTATAGAAATAACCTCTTGCCTTCTTCTTGTCTCGCTTGCTGTCACCGCAAATGGGACAGGAGCAGTTGGCAAGTCCTTCTTTTTTCCACTTGAAATTTCTCAGGCTTCTACCAGCGATGTCAATGAACTGGCGATCGAGTATGATGCTCATTGCCCTGGAGTGTCTCTCTTGTATTGGTTGATCAATTCATCAGTGCCGACTTCACCAGCACCATGTTCCTCATCGATTTCGTTGATCCAAGATTCTGCCCACTGCCGCCATTCTTCCATCTCTGCTTCTTCCAGGGCGCGTCGGTCGTAGTTGTCGTCGTTTCTATCAGTCATAATAGTATCCTCAAAGAGTCCAATCGGAGAACTTCTCTCCTACTTTAAACTTATCACCCAGATCGTCCCTTATGTATCCGCTTTGACCTGAATCTACAAGATCGTCTTGGTCAGCAGAAGAGACATCGTACAATTTCATCTTCGCTCTATTTATCCCGATGATGAATCTGCGGTTCGTGGCGGGATCAGCATATCTGTTCTTCAACTGCTTGACTAGGATCTGGTTCAACTGATCCAATTCTTCATTGGCGATCAAAGCAAACATGAAGTCGGCGGTCTGTGGCAGACCGAAAGATTCCGAGGTGTCTTCCAGTCCTACGTCTGAGCTAGTGAATCCTGTGCGGTTGGTCTGGGTAGCAGAAAAGACGGGTATCTCAGTCTCCATCGCCAGACCACGCAATTCTTCTGCGATCGCCTTGACATACATGTATGAGTTGACGTTCGCTGCATTCTTAAATCTCGCAGCAGCACAGATGTTGAGGTAATCCACGAAGATGATGTCGGGGACGAAATTCTTTTTCATCTTCAACTCTTCAAGCAGAGATCGAAAGTGATTCACATTGGCGGTTGCAGTAGGGTACTCCTTGACAATCAGAGCACCAGAAACCCTGCCAGCTACCTTTGCCATTTTCTTCTCATAGGAATCCTTGGGTAACTCGTGGAGCTCGTCCATCGTGATGTCCATTAGGTTCGCATCGATTCTCTCTGCGATTCTCTCTTCTGCCATCTCGCATGTGATGTACAAAACGTTTTTGCCTTGAGAGAGGCAATTTGCCGCATGGTGACACATGAAAAGAGACTTACCCACACCAGTTCCAGCAAGCACAATGTTGAGAGTCTTGGTCGGAGTCCCACCATTGGTGATCTTGTTCATGTAGTCAAGATCAAATGCGATTCTCTTTTCTTTGCGGTGATAAAACTCGTATCGATCTTCTGCATCTTCGATGTAATCATGACCAACATGTGTATCGAAAGAAACAGACAGTGCATCTTGCAACAACTTGGGAAGATGACCCTTGTCGTGCTTCGATTTGCCATCTATGATCTGGATGGATTCTAGAATAGCAAGGTAAATCGCTTTATCTTTGCAAAATTTCTCAGTCGTGTCCACGAGCCATTTCTGGTCTGGTCGCGATTCCTTCTTTTCGAAGATCTCAGACACCAATTCTTTCGCTTCACGGAAATCGGACTCTGTGAAGTCATTGATCTCTGAGATGCAAATACCGAGTGCTTCTTGTGTAGGCAGATTGTTGTATTTGGACACGAAGTCCTGAATCTGACAGAAGACCTTCCTTTCCACTCTATCGGCGAAATACTCTTCTTTGATGAAGGGCATCGCCTTTCGCAGGTATTCCTCATCCTGAACCAGACTGCTCAGGATCGTCTTCTCCGTCGATGGGTTCTTCATTGTCTTCACCGCCATATTTCGCATCTAGCAAGACCGACAGGACCTTGCCCATTTCATCTATGATCACCTGATCAACTTCGACATCGCAATCTTCCGCGATCTCGTACGTGAAATTGATCGAAGGCTCCCCACCATCGATCAAGTCCCCATTTTCATCGATCCCGCTGAAGGAGATCACACCATATCGGTATTTTACACCAGAGGCTGGTCCGCTGTCAATACGGATAGTCTGAAACTCTCCTTCATTCTCGGATTCGAGAAATTCAAACTTCGGTGCTCTCTCCCTCAACATCTTCCTCTGTCCCGCTGGATCCGTACTTGAATTCAATGCCAACAGCTCGGTTGATTTGGTCGAGAATTTCGTCTGTGTAGTATTGTTCTGGGTTGTTGTTGATTTGCTTTTCATAAACCTTCCTTCCATCAGGGAGTTCAATGCGAGTGCCCAGCTTATTGAAGATGTTGTACTTCACAGCGATATCCACTAGGCCGTAGTATGGGTTGAGTCCTGTGTCGTAATTGAGTTGGACTTCAACTTGCTTGTTTTCCTTGGTCAGGCGGCTCTTGAACAACTTGCACCTGATGATGTTACCGATGATGTCGGTTCCATCCTTGTCTTTCTTCTTGGAGAGATAGACGATGGTCGATGCTGCATACTTCAGACCAGACCCACCACCCATCTCCTTGGTGGGAACATATGCACCAACTACGTCATAAGTGTGATTGGTGAGGAGCATCGGAATGTGTGCTTGACCGAGCTTAAGAGTCAACACCCTGAAGGTCGCTTTGATCAACTGTGCACGAGTCATGTCTCTCGTGTCCTTACCTTCTGCGGTATCGTTGATCTCCTTGTTGGTCGAAAGCATGCCCAGAGAGTCGAGCACAATCATCATGGGCTTTCGCTCACTCTTGTCCATTTCCAGCACCTTATCAACGATCTTGATACACTGGTGTCGGAAATCTTCGACAGTAGCAACTGGGAAGATCGCCACTCTCTTGGGATCGATACCGCGATCCTTGATCATACCAGAGGTGATTGCTTGCTCGGTGTCGAAGTAGAGAACCGCTGCTTCTGGATTGTCGGTCAAAAACTTCTTGCACATGTCGAGTGCAAAGTAAGTCTTGCCTGTTGCACTTTCTCCAGCGAGTGCGATAATCTTGTTGTCTGGAATTCCGCCATAAATGTCGCCAGACAGGAGTGCATTAAAGATGAGGCTACCAGTGTTAATGAATCCACTGATGTCGCTCCCCTCCACTCCTTCATCGACAATGCTTGCGTACTTGTTGCCAGAGTCCTTGATGATCGTTTGCAAAAAATCAGTCATACAAAAAGTCCTTCAAGTGTGCTTTCTCTTTCTGAACTCCAACCGATGGCTTCCAGAATAGACTTCAATGGATCGAGAAACGATTTCTCGAACTGCGTGTCATAGTCAACATAATCATGAAGATCGAGCTCCTTCGGCAGTCCGTCTGGGAAGGTGATCACCCTCTCTCTGATCGTGTTGGGCAATTTCAGATAGATGAATTTTGCTTTGTCATTCTCTTGAATTGCCTGGTATTTATTGAGGAGTCCGTTCTTCTTCAAATGGTAATTGTACAGCAAAGCGCCTTTGGTCGCGATCGGAGTGTGAGGTGCATAAACTCTGCTTGAATCTCCGTACTTCTTCAGACCTTTGATTCCTCTCGGGAACGCAATCTCTTCTGGAGTCAGACCATTGAAATGATTCCTCACTTCTTCGATGTGGTTAATCACCGTATCTTCATCTGTGTCAAGGATCAGACGAATCGTCTCGGTCAAGAACTTGCGGACAGCTTCAGGAGTCGATGCTCTCGTCGTCTCGATTCCTGTCACCTTGATCTTGGGAGTCTCGTACCGAACACCTTCATTATCGAGCACGTTGAGGATGTATCGCTTCTTGGCAGTCCAGATGCCCTTGTTAGCGATTGCCTCTCTGCCCATTTTCATCTTCTGCTGGTACGCGTTGACCTTCTCCGCCATCTCTTCGTACTTTCGATCGATGAATGGGAGGATAGCCTCTTCTGCCGTTCTATCGAGGAAATCAACAATTTCTTGTTCCGTCTTATGTGGGCAGAAACGAGACACAAGGTCGCCAACCCGAAGATACACTGAGTCAGTGTCGATTGCAACAACATAATCTTTCTTCTCCGTGCCCAGAACTTTATTGAAATATTCATTCAGTCTGTGCTCAATCCATCTGATGCTGAATTGACCAGAAATCGTGATTGCCTCTGCCAGCTCAACGTCGTAGTATCGGCAGTATTCATTACCAACTGCACCATATGCCGAATTCAACTGTACCTTGCGGACCAACTGCTGGTTCTTGTACTTGGTGATGTCGTATTCGATCTTCCTATTGCCAGGGTCTTTCTCTGCTGCCTGCTGACACTCGATCATCTTCTTCTTGGCGACCTTTCGCTCTTCGTAGAGTTTCTCCATGATCGCAGGCAAAAATCCCTTGAACTTGCGAGTGAAGGTTACACCATTCGATGCAATGGAGAGATCTTGCTCCTTCCACTCATCGAGGAAGGACTGCGTTCCTTCGGTCGGATTCAGCAGTCTGTCTGGACTCATCAGTCCGAGCATCATACCCTTCTCGGTGTTTGCCACCTTGGTCTCAGGACTCACGTTGTACTGCATAATCAGGTGGGGATACAGACTGTTCAAATCGAAGGACATGATCCAATCATGCATTCCGACGATTGGTTCCTTCACATAAGCACCTGCGTACTGTTCTGCCTTCTTCGTCACCGCACGAGGAGGAATGACGATGTTGTGAGCCTTAAGATAATGGTAGATGATGGAGTCCCACATCTTGACCTGAGAGAAGACGTCCATGAAGTTGACCTTGGCGGCATAGGCGAGAGCGACTGCCAACTCCATCAACTTCAACTTCTCTTCAAGACGAGTCACAAGATGAACGTCTTTGACGTTGTATTCCATGAACTTCTGGAAGTCATTCTTGTAGAACTCGCGGATCGATCCGTGTTCTTCGTATGACAACTTGCGTTCACCAAGCTCAACGTACGCGATGTGGTCGAGTCGATAGGACTCTTGGTTCGTGTATGTGAACGTTTGGTAGAGATCGAAGTAATCCATGACCGCGATGCCGACGAGATCAAAGATCTTCTGCTCTCGACCACGGCGATGAACACTCTTCTCCTTAGTGATTCGCCATGGACTAAGCCTCTTTGCTTCCTTCTCACCGAGCACTTCAGTGATTCGTGCAAAAAGATAGGGGATGTCGAAGAATCGGATGTTCCATCCTGTCACGATGTCTGGTCTCTCATTGTCCCAGAAATCGAGGAATGTGGTCAGGAGGTCCCGTTCTTCAACGTAATCAAAAGAATCGACACCCACAATATTGAAACTACCCAGACCCAAACTAGTAGTTTTATCACCAATCTGAATAGTGATCGCAATGATCTTCTCCTTGGGGTTGTCGATGTCAGGGAATCCGTGATCACACGTAGTCTCGATGTCGATGGTCGCGACTTTCAGCATGCTGAAGTCGTAATCCACTTCTTCTTGTGGAAACTCCTTTCCGATAAACTGGCATTCGAGATTGATGTCGCCGTAGATGCGCATGCCACCGACATTATCGTACTTCTTGATAAATTCGCGATAATCTCGAATGGAGCCTGGATGTACTGGTTCAACAAACAACCCCTCCAGGTTGCGATATCGTGTTTCGCGTCTGGAGGGGATGAAGAGAGTCGGATTGAACTCTGGGTTGGTCTTTACGGCTTTTCCGTTTTCATAACCTCGGTAGTAGATCGTGTTGCCGTATGTGACCACATTGGTATAGAATTTCTTTTCGCTCATTCTCTCATTCTAGCAGTTGGGCGTTGGGTCGTCAAGATCTTCTTCGGTCAGAAATCCAGCCTGACCTCGAACTGGTCGGTTGGTATCCTTCTTCTCGTTGACGAAGGCACCAAAGAGGACGAGGTAGTTGATCAAATCAACGATAGAGTCAAAGACACTTTCTTCCTTGACTTGTAGCTGACCAGCATCGACGAACGTGATCAGTCTGCTGATCTTGTCGAGGATTCGGACCATGAATGCCTGCTCTGTCTTGCAAACACCCATCAGTTCAGATCGCTCGAAATTCATCCATGGGTTGCTGGATCCTTCACCAGCGTAGTCGTGATTCTTGAGACGCATCAGCTCTCTAGCAGCATCGCAAAGATCAACATGATATTCAATCAATTCATCACGATTCATTTTTCACCTCATTACTGAATACCAGTAGATCCAAGACCACCAACACGGTCGGTCCTTTGCTCTGGTCGGACGTTTGTCTCTTCGAAAGTGTGTGGTTCTACTCGAACCAACTCTGCTTGGCAGATCCGATCCCCATGATTAATCGTAATGGGCATGTCACTGTTGTTGACCATCAGAGCCTTGATCTCATGAAAGTAGTCAGAATCGATGACTCCTTCACAATTCGCCACGATGAATCCCTTCTTGATCGAAAGTCCAGATCGTGGATGAAGCCTAACCGAGAATCCCTTGGGGATGTCGAAAACGACACCAGTAGGAATTACAGCACGGTGGCGCGGTGGGATCAAGACCGAGGACTGTGGCTCGTCGTTGACGAACACCGTCTCAACGACAGCCGTAATCATCTCGTTGTGTGGGGTGTAGAGAGTGACTGATCTGATCTCTGGGAACCTGTCTTCAGAAGACACTGGTCCATGGAGATGTGCACAAAGATCATAGCATGCGGCTTCTTGTGTGCTCAGTACTGGATGTTGAACATTGGAGTGGGTACGAAAATAACGAAGAGTAGGCAAACCGTTCATAGTCTAGAATTCTCCTGTGTGTTTTATTCCAACCCCCTTGAAGGGACTCTTAATTTATTCGATAGGCGTTCTGGAGTCAACCCATCTAGTATCACAAGCCAGATTCTGGGCTGTACAGTAGAGGACGAACGCATGGCTTGCTGATGATGGCTTGTGCGGTTGCACCAGAGATTTCCGAGAGAAGAGTGGTGAATGCACCAGCGACTGCATTGATATCAGCACCAGTGAGACGAGAGACACCTTGGCTCTCTCTTCCGTCTTCTACGACCTCTGTTGGGTCGTTTGGAAACTCACCAGCGATCTGTGCCCACTTGTTTGCGAAGTCTGCACCTCTTGCACCCATGTAACGAACTGTTTCGCACATTGGGCGAATGTACTCATTGACGAACTTGATCGCTTCAGGATCTGTGATTGCCATCAGGCACCTCCGTTATCAAATGTGATACCCTTCAGTGCGTTTGCTGCTGTTGAAAGTTCTGTTGCTTTTGCAAGGAATGAGTCGATGAGCGCTTCATCGGTTGCGGTTCTTTCCTCTTGTGATGTGTAGATAACACCCAACTTGGTGATGTTACCTTCGATCTTACTCATGAGTGTCATGATGTCTGCGAATGGATAGAGTGATTTCATTCTATATTCTCCTTTATTCTATTTAGTATTCTCTGCGATATGGATTCGCGACATGGCGGAATCCTTTGTCTTCGTATAGAAAGTCATCCACCGAATCAGTGAACAACAAATCGTCTGTCGTTGGTTCGAGTGGGATCTCATCTTCCTCTGGGAGTTCTACTGCAATACCAAGTTCCGTGAGTCGTGATTCCCACTCGGCACGATTGTAGAACAACTCCAGATTCGGTTGTCCTGTGGTGATCACGATTCCTTCTCTCACCTGTGCATAGTGAATCTTCTCACCAAGTCCGTGAGCAATACACCATGTCGTTTGTGTCGTTATATGTTCGTGCATTATGCTTGTCCTGAATCAGTGATGGTCCAACCAAGAGTCGTTACAAGATATGCTCTTGCGGACACTGCATCGGTATATTGACCCGATCCGATTCCCGTGTATGTCGTATTGTTATACTGAAGTCCAGATGCACCAAGAGATTCGGCAGTGGTGTAACTGTTGTCATATGCCCAGTTCGCAAGACAAATCAACCATTTACTGTAGTTCTCTACGGATAATCCGCTATTGGCCAACATACCAGAAAAATTAGCAGCAGTTGTAGAAGGGCTCCATCCGCTGATATCTTGGTCAAAGGAAGATGCACCAATGAACATCAACCCCATGTCCGTTACATTCGAAACATCCCACGAACCGATATCTTGGTTGAATACGCCAGCACTATTGAACATCTGATTCATATTTGTCACACTTGACACATCCCAAGATCCTATATCTTGGTTGAACGTAGATGCATTATCGAACAGATTTCTCATATTTGTCACATTCGAAACATCCCAAGATCCTATATCTTGGTTGAACGTAGATGCATTATCGAACAGATTTCTCATATTTGTCACATTCGAAACATCCCAAGATCCTATATCTTGGTTGAACGCCACTGCGTTATTAAATGCTTGACGCATATTCGTCACACTTGACACATCCCAAGAGCCGACGTTTCCATTAAAAACAGTAGCAAGATTAAATAATCGGAAAAATCCGTTTGAACTAATATTTCTTAAATCAGCAGAAGACTTCAGAGGAGTACCGACCATTGACCGTACTTCGCGAAATAAACCATGATCGCTGCTTCCTAACCCATCGTATTTGATGTCACCCATCGCGACGAGTTCAGTGATCTTGTTTTCGTCATAGTTTCTACTAAGGTACGAGTTATTTCCAAATGCGTGACTTGGATTTGCTGCATATATCTTGACAAGATATCTCTTTGTTGAGTCTGCATAACCGTGAGTAATACCACCAGTTGTAGTCACTGTTTCTGGATAACTTCCGTCACCCCAGTCGATCAACACATTATTGGTTGCAGCGGCAATCCGACTAAACCCAAAATTACCAACACCAGATTGTTCGGCAGTATCAACCCGCACCTCCACACAGAGAGCAGGTTCTTCTCCACACAGTTCTCCACCAAACCAGTTGCTCATTGAGTGTACCTCACCGCAAATCTAAAGTCATAACAAGCACTATAGTTGGATGTCACCATTTCGAGTGTTCCACCTTCGGCAAGTGATGTGTTTGACAGAGATGCGGTGGCACCCGTTGGTGTGACATTGAGAGATCCGACTGTTGCACCAGAGTTGTAGAGATCCGCAGAGATTCCACCTGTTCCGCAGATGGCATAGAACTCTGTGATGGTTCTTCCGACTGGTGCCCGTGGATCGAGGTAGTAGGTTCCTTCGGATGGAGCGTAGATGTGGCCTGCGTAGGATGAGGTGATGGTGGATGGGGATCTTGGAACAAGACTCAGGAAAAGATTCTCACCAGATGACATATTTGCTTCATCGTTGATAATATCAGTTCCACTGAAGGTAAATCTCCAGTAGGATGAACCAGAAACATCCGTTAATTGGGATGCTGGAATGTCTCCAATATAGAGAACCCTATCACCATCAGCAGAAGACACAAGAACCGTACCACCACCAGCGTCATAGAAATCCTGCATAGCACCAGTCATTCCTAGTCCTGATGCTGATGTATAACTAACAGTCATGACTGTTGAAGTGATACAGATTTCTCCAGCACCCATTGATGGAACCGATGGTTCGAAAGTGAAGCGAATACCCGCACCACCAGAGTCCACATCACCCGTCTCTCCGTTGACAGAAGAGACACCTTCTACGGCACCAGTTGCTCCGTTGAATGTCTCGACGTAATCACCGACTGGACCTGTTGCACCAGTATTTCCTTGGATACCTTGATCACCTTGTGGTCCAGTTGCTCCTGTGGCACCAGTAACACCAGTGTTTCCTTGGATACCTTGATCACCTTGTGGACCAGTTGCTCCTGTGGCACCAGTAACACCAGTGTTTCCTTGGATACCTTGATCACCTTGTGGACCTGTTGCACCAGTGTTCCCTTGAATACCTTGATCACCTTGTGGACCTGTCGCACCAGTAGGACCATCAACACCATCCTGTCCAGAAATCTGCAACCAACCTAAAGTTGAACCATCCCAAACATAGGCGTAATATAAACCTGTATCATTTTCATACCAGAAGTCGCCTGTGTTTGCTGTTGATGGTGCCGTGTTTCCTGCTGTATATCCAATGGACTGACCAATCACACCATCAGCACCAGTCGGCCCGATCGCACCAGTAGGTCCAGTGGCACCCTTAGTACCCGTCAACTGAACCCATGCAAGTGTAATACCATCCCAAACATTGGCATAATACAATCCAGTATCTGTTTCGAACCAGAAGTCACCTGTATTTGATCCAGAAGGTGCAGTATTTCCTGCGGTATATCCGATTGGGGTTGCATCTGCTCCAGTCGCACCAGTAGCACCCGTGGCACCAACCGCACCAGCACCACCACCTCCTCCACCAGCACCAGAAACACGACTAAATCCAGCAGGAATAAACTTCGCATCATCGGTCGTAGTAAGATCGGCAGCACCGCCACGAATAATAAGATAACCAAGAAAAACAGCATTGTCTTCGGTGATGTCTGCTTCTTGGAATGATTCGGTTTGAATTCCCTCTACTGCATCAGAGAATGAATTGTAAATCGCGATGCCATAATACAACATGATGACATTCGTGAGATTCGGGAACATATACATTCTTTGGACTGTCCACTGATTGTTGTTTACAGTCTGAAGCGTTCCACTATCGTCATCATAATTTGCTGGATCTACAACAGTATAAAATGATCCACTGTTCGTGTCATACACATAGTCACCAGAACCATCACGATAGATTCTAGCAATATCTGCCGCAGTTTCAGCAACAACTTCTTCTAAATCTGGTTCAATCTGATCTTGTGAATAGTTCGAACCAATCCAGAAGACTTCACCCGATGAACGATCGAGTGAAAGATTTGCTCCGTTTGCGGAAACAACCAGTCCCGACTTCTTCATCGGTCCAAAGACTTCCATCAAATCACTCAGTCGATGTCCCATTTGGAAAGCAACATTCTGCTTGTTGGTAATCAGAGCGATTGTTGACTGGTCAATGTGACTGATTGTTCCAAGAATAATCTTGTCTCGGTAATCATCATGCGTGAATGGAGCAGTCTGTTGTTGTAGAGTGCCACTCGAATCAATATAAACACGACTGAAGTCATTCGTTGCGAGATAGGTCGGAGACACATTGGTAAAAGCATCCCATGTCACTTCCGTTCGTGTCATGGTGACACCAGCAGTCCCTGTGGTGATTCCTACAATCTGACCGATACCAGCAGAGACATCAAAGGTCGTTCCACCAAGAGTCCCAGAAAGAACACCGCCGTGGAGAATGCCAGTATATGGTGTTGGATCGGTGTAATCTCCTGTCTCTCCGTTAATTGAAGTTACAAGATCACCAGACGACAACAACGTCTTCAGAGAATCATCACTTCCTCTGAAAAATACTTTACCATCCGATATGTTGATGGCCAACTCACCATACTCAAGATCAGTGGGGGTCGGTTGGACCCCCCCTGTTCCTGAATACAAGTGTTGAATTGTGGACTCTCGGTTTATTGCCATTGATCACTCACTCAAAGTCGTTACTTTTGGTAGAAGTTCTTTTGTTTTTCGCTTCCACCTTTTTGGTGAGAGATTGATTTTCCTCAGTAAGAGTCTTGACTTGTTGCGTGAGGTCTGCGACCTTTGCTTCAAGTTTCATGGCATGTGTCACCATGTCGGAATAACGCTTTACTGCAATCTCTGCCAAATACTCAACATATTTATCTTCCATAATATAATCCTTTCAAGATATCAGAATGAACCTCCACTGATATTGGCGACTAGAGTTGCGACTGCATATCCAGTGCCAGTGTCAACATCGACTGTTGTTGTTGGTTCATCTTGGAGAGAGTCGAATAATCTGTACTTCTGATCATCTGCATCCCACATAAAACCAGTATAAAGATCGGTTCCAGATGGATCATACACACCATAGAAACCAATGTCAACACTATTTGCACCAGTATTTCCGCGAGCAAGTTTAATCAAAGAGTCTTCTACAACCAAGTTGTTTGTATCAATAGTTGTGACTGTACCATTAACTGTGAGGTTTCCTGCGATTGTAACATCATCAGGAAGTCCGATGGTCACAGTACCAGCAGACTCAACGACAGAGACTTCGTTTGTTGTACCTTGAAGTGTGAGGGTATTACCAAGTGAGATATCACTTGTGTTACCAGCACCATCAGAGATGACGAATGAACTGTTCGCTAACTTCGCATTTGTAATACCACCGTCCTTGACACGAAGCGAATCACTATTGATTTCGATTGTAGAATCGTCTACGTTGACACTAAGTGTGGCAGAACTACCAAGCGAGATCGAAGCAGATGTGGTTGCAAGACCATCACCAGCGGTAATCGTTACCGAACTATTCGCAAGGTGAATATTGTCAATCGAACCAT